GAGAGGGTGCATATCTTGTCCCATTGGAGGAATCGTAGTCGTACCAATAGATTTCAGTGGGACAACTGTGTGAGACAAGATAGATTGTCCCATTGATTTTGGAGCGTAGGACAACTTTACTTGTCCCATACCTTTGTCCCATACCAAATCAATGTTGTGGAGCGTGATTATAAAGAATGGGACAATTTCAGCCACTCTCCCCAGAGAAAACACTAATTAACATCAATACAATCAGAATCTATGACAAAACAACAAAGAATCGAGGCTGCAAAACAACGAATTGCTGAATTGGAACGATTAATTAAAGCTTGGAAAACAAAAAGTTAATACAATGATAATGTGATACTATAAATTAAAAAGATATTAATGGCTGAATCTGGCAAAAAACCTCATGGAAACAAAAAATATTACCATGTTCTTATAGATATACATAGAGGTGAATTATTTGATGACTATATTCGTAATAAATTAAAAGTTAAGCCTACTTCTTGGATAAGAGATGTTGTTTATAGATTTTTAGAAGACAAGATTGATAAAGAAGTGTATGATGAAGCATTAAAAAAAGACCAGGAAAATTGGAAAAAAGCAATTCAAAACCGATTACAAGGTCGAGCCTTATCTAAAATTCTTAATTCAATTAAAAAAAAATGAAAGATCGTCAAAAACTAGCAAGATTGAAAAAAATTAGACGTGATAATTTAGAAAAAAATTTATTGGAAGTTCAATTGAAAGGATATGACCATTACATTTTTATTAATGAGAGAGGTAAAGCTCAAGTCGTTTCTAAAGGTGATTGGGTTAAAGAACACATAAGAACTGCTGTTCTTAAATTTAATTATGAAGTTGATAAAATTGATAAATTATTTGTGGCTGATTTTACTGATTACGAGCTTGACCAATACGAAAAAACTTTTTTAAAGGATTAGTTGGTTTATTTTTTCTCATCTCTGTTACAACACGATTAGCTTCTAATTCAATCAATCTATTTAACAATGAAGCCATAAAAATATCTTGGTCAAATTTTTTTCTTACAAGGTGTGTGCAATATCTTTTTAGTCCATTTAAATCATTGGACTTCATAAGTTCTCTACATTGCATTTCAACTTCTAGTTCCAACTCTGGTGGTGCTGGTTCTATATCAATGTTAAGGAATTTAGTGATTTTCATGGTGTAGGAAAGAGTTGTTTTTCAAGAACATCAACTGCTCTATCATCAAGGTTGTTAGATGTCTGTTTACAAATCGCTCGTAACAGATCAACAATTAATCTTTTACAGGCAGTCGTGGTCAAAAACGTTAATAATATAGGTTTTAAAATTTTATACATGACATAATTATGTGTTACTTTCCAAACATAGCTAAATTGCTAGTATTAGACAAGATACTACGCTTCTATGGCAGAACAAGAAAAAAAAGAACCTGTATTAACAAAAGATCCAATCGAAGATGAAAAGCCTGATTATCAAGAAAAAATTACCTTTTTAATTTCTACTATTGCCCAAGCGTTTATTCTGGCTTGGTGTCTATTAGTGCTTTCTTTAGGATACATAAAACTACCTAACAGATTATTTGGCTTGGATATTCCAGATCAACCCAGAGTGGATAGTACATTCGCTGCTGGACTTCTCGGTAACATTCTTGGAGGTTTAGGCATTTCGGTTAACGCAGCACAAGGAGCTAAGAAGAAAAAGAAAGAAGATGGAAATAGTAGTAATGGTAACTCTTCTGGTAGCGTTTCGACTATAATAATAAAGCAACCACTTGAGATCGTCACATCTAAACCTGACGTTATCAAAGTTGACCCTAATTCATCCAAAAAATGAAAAAATTTCTTCCTTTGCTTTTACTAGCATTTCCAACAGCTAGTTTTGCAGACGTAACACATTCAATCCAATCGGTAGCCTCAGTATCTACTCTGGGAGCATCAGCCACTAGCGAGCGTATTGCAGGGGCTATAAGTGTTGCTGGTACGAACGTAACACCAAAAGCTAATACAGTAGCAGGTCAAATAGGTTCTCTTGATTTATCTGATAATGGTATTGCTAGTGGTGTTCCAACTATTGATTACGACACTAGCTTCAATATTGTAAATACAGGTGATGCCTTCTCAGTTAGTGAATCATACATTGCAGCAGACGCAGTACCTAGCTTACTATCTGCCACAGTAACAAATGGGGCAGTTCCATCACTGCCTCTCCTTGGTAAAAACACAGTAGTGTCTGGCGGTGATCCTGGTTCTGTAGCAATTACAATGGATAGCGGACAAGCACTAACAGTCAACCTTGCTGATATGGGTGCTGGTACTACTGCAACGCTCCAATCAACTATTACTCTTGGCCTCGATTAATGAAATGGTGGCTATGTCTACTTGTTGTTTTTATTCCTAATGCTTTTGCTGAGACTCCTAGATTTGGTGCGAACCAGATTCAAAGCAACTCAAGGAGTATTTCAAAAATAGATGAAGTTATTATTACTGAAAACTATAACTCAGGTTATGCGTACTCAGTTACAGGATCTAATATCAAAATTAAAGATGGTACTGTTATCTCTCCTGAAGCCACTTATACAACAAGTCAGAATACAGGTAATGCAGGTGCAGTTAATTTTGAATGGATAACACCAAACTTAACAAGCAAACCACAGTGGGAGATCGTTTCAGAAGGAGATGCCTTTTCTCTAACGGAAAACTTTATGGCTCCTGGTTTAGATGCAGTAAGCATAATAAATCGAACACAAACAATAGAAACAACACAAACTTCTACAACCTTATTTCAATAGGACTACTGTTTGCTAGTCCTGTTTATGCAGAGACCACTATCAGTAACCCTCAATCCAGTACACAGTCCACAATAGTTAATCAAGGCTTTCAAAGTATAAGTGGATCTTTCCCAACTCATAGGTATAGCAATGGTATTCAATGCCAAACACCTACTCTTAGTTTTAATCCCTTTATAACAAAAGGAGAATATTACAACACCCCAAGAAGCACAGTACAAAGAACAAATATATATAACCAAGCAAAAGATAGTGAAACTGGTCAGCTAACAAATCCTGGTGAAATACTTTATATAGCAGAACAGGAAAGGTTAGATCAGATAAACCATAACTTTTCTTATGGAGCGACTATTAGTATTCAAGTACCATTAGGAAAACGATTTGATGATGAGTGCATAAAGGCAGCCCAAACATATAGAAAGTATCAGGAGTTTATGCTTGATGCTAAAAAACTAGAAGTCAATCTTAACCGTCTAAAAATATGTGCCGAACAACTTAAACTAGGTGTTAAATTCGTAGGAGATGATGCTGTTAGTTGTAGAAATGTTGTACTGACCAGCGTTCCAAATCAAGTTATCCCACATACTCACAAATTAAAATAGACAAGCTACGGGTATCCACTTGTCTAAAAAGACAACTGACGCTTCAACAGAGCAGAGGTTGAGTTAACAACTTGGTAATGAGTCTGGTTGCCTAATATCATTTTACATCTTTTTTCTTTTTTGTAAGTTTTTTTATAATATTTTTAACTAAGGGTTTGACAATATTAAGTAGTAATGGAGTAGTGGCAGCAACAGAAGCAATAACAGCAGTAGATACAACAACACTAGCTGTCGGTATGTACTGGTCAACAAACGGTACTTCTTCCCAGATTGCATCACAGGAACCCTCCAAAAGCCCACGTTCATATTTTACCAGCCTTTCTAATCTAAGCTCATTACGCCAATCCCCAGGTCTATATGGTGCATTTTTAGGTGGACAGGGTACTAACTCAATCTCTTCTTCCTCTTCTTTCTGTCCTAAATTAATATTTACTCCACTTGCTTTTGGTTGAAAATTATATGTACCTTCTGTTTCTATAGTGTCTTGTGCATCATAAACAATAGGTCTAAATGTTTTAGCCTCTGGTTGTACTTTTATTGGTTGTGTGCCAGCGATTGCCTGACCATTTGGACAAGTAGCATAAGCCTTTCTGCCATGAAAAATTATAGTTGGATTTTCTGATACTTCTATATCTCTATTAGTTAAATCACACGCAGGGTTCTCTCCTACCAATACAGTCTCAGGTATAAAAGGTGTTTCTGGTATATTTATTTTTGGTATTTTTATCTCAGGAACTTTAATCGTAGGCATCTCTTTTCTTTAATACTTCCACTTCAGAAAAGCATTTAGGGCAGGATAAATTAGTCATCACTGAAAACTCAGGATAGCCATTCATTCCATCTTCAATATCAATATCGCCACCTATTATTAATTCGGTATCGCACCAATAACATTTCATAATTAACAGTCGTTAAAATCAGATGCCATATCTGCCCCGATCTTACCACCTTCTCTCCTTGCTTGATTTGTAGCAAAGCCAGATAAAAACCAACCAACGATAGGAACATTAGCTAATGAGCTAGATAAACCTGTTCCAGTGGCTACTGACGTTCCAATAAGCTGTCCCGTAGATTCTCCTTTTGCTCTTTCTTTTATGCAAGCTATTTGTTTTGCTGTAAGCTCACCATTATTGACAATAGTTACATCCTTTTCACCAGCTATCCTTTGAGTTTCTTTAGTAACGTATGACTTACTAGCACCTAAGAATCCTGCTGGCTTTCTTGTATTTTCTATAGAAGCAATAATTCTTGGGTCGTGCATCCTGTGTCTTATCTTATAGCTATCTTTATCAGCTTCAATCTCGTAGGTAGAATATTTGCTAACAGGCAAATCAAAAATTGGTAAGTTTGGCTTCTTACTTAAAAGGTTGATTGTATAAAAGTTGGAGGCAACAAAGACAGTTCCAAGTCCTATTGATACTCCTTTGATGATATTGCTATTCATATAGGCTTAGAGTTTAGGGAGAGATTTAGTAGGAATAGATGGCCCCGTTACGTCAGGTAGACCTTTATCTAATACCTTCGGCATCAGCCCAGATACGTTACCCATTATTTCTTTCATTACCTGAGACTTAAAATTCTCACTCGTTACATACTTGTAACCGAAGTACGCTCCACCGCTCATGGAAGCTACCATGATAAAAGAAACAATACTTAAAACATTAGCAATCTTTTGAAACATGATTAAATTTGCAATAATTAAAGCACTTTCATTTACAAGTGTGCTTGTGTTACTACTCATTGTAGCCTTGTCACCTTTATACGTCACTATGAGTTTAATGACAAGGCAAATGACTACCGAAACTAAGTAGCCAGCTTTCTACGATAAAACCTTGTTTTACAAGCGTTAGAACAATACTTTCTTCTTTGTTCTGTGGTAGAAAACACTTTACCGCAGCATCTACACTGCTTTTCTATTATTTCGCAGAAGACTTTTTTTCGTTTTCTGCCTCTGCTCTTTCTTGTAAAATTGCATTTATGGCTATAGCTCTATCTTGTAATTGTCTATTTTCTTGTACATTTTCATTGAATTTATTTTCGATTGCTAGAAGTTCTTGATTTAGCTCCTCGTTAGTTTTTCGTGCCATAATTTTTGTTTGTTTTTCTTAGTGTAACAATATCAGGCAAAATTATCTACACAATAATACCAAGTAACCGCCACACGTTTTTTCCCTGACATAACAGGCTGTGAGCAATGTGTAAAGCACCAATTTGATGGAAAAAATAAACCACGACCTGCTTTTGGTCTAAATTTTTGTTTTGGCAGCATTTTAAATGCAGTTTCACCACCCTCGAAATCATCTTTTAAATACAAAACAATAGAAATTTGACGATGGTAAAACGGACTATTTTGCTCTGTACAAGCATCATAATGCCAGTTATATTTTTGCTCTTTTGTATATTCTAATATTTGTATTGCTTCTCTATAAGATTCAGTACCACAACCTCCTATAAGAGGGTATCTATCTAAGACAAGATCATGTTCAAGAAGTTTATCTCTGTAAACCAATAAAGCAGCATTTAATTTTTCATGGAGCATTATTGTGGCTGCCATATTTTCATCCATAGAACTACCAGTGCTTGTGCGAATCCTACTGTCTTCTCTTGCAGTTCCATTTCCGTTGAACACAGTATTTGGTACAAAATTCAAATCATCAATGTAATTATTAATTATTTTTAGTTCAGTTGCATTTAAAACTGGTAGATTTTGAATAAATTGCTTCAATAGATATTTTTGTTTCTTTTAGTGTAACAACATCATCTAAAGTCGTAAAGTTTTAATTTAACTTCCTTCTAAAGTTGCTACTTTTGCTTCTAAAGTTTCTACTTTTGTAATTAACTCTTGTATGGCTTTAGCTGATATAGTTGCAAAATTCATAGTGTTTAAATTTCTTGGACTTAACTCTCCTGTTATTGAATCAGTAGTTTGATAAACCAATTCACTATCAAGAGCTTCCACTTCTTGCGCAACAATACCGCACGATACATGAGCGCCCCCTTCTGATTCTTTCCAATCATAATCTCTAAATTTTAAATTTTTTATAAACGAACCAGCGTTATAAGTAGAATCAACTATATTTTCTTTAAGAATTTCATCAGATGTATTATAAGTAATACTTCTACTTCCACCAGAGGTTCCAAGGTGTAAATAAGAACCAACGTGAACTAAGTCATAAACATTACTACTTCCTGAATATATTAATCTGAAATTATAGCTAAAACCACTACCACCATATTTATTGGCATAGGTAGCACTTGTAACATGGGTAGCACTTGACCCGGGAGGACCTGATGGCCCGGGTGGACCAGAAGGACCGGGAGGTCCGTCATCTCCTTGTGGACCTTGTGGCCCTTGCGGCCCTTGCGGCCCTTGACTACCTTGTGATCCTACAGGCCCTTGAGGTCCTTGAGGTCCCGTCGGTCCCGTCGATCCGGTTGGACCAGTAGGTCCCGTAGGTCCCGTAGGACCTGTAGGTCCTGTTTGACCAGTTGCACCTCTTGGGATTGTGAAATCAAAAGTAGCAGCAGAAGAAGACCCAGAGTTGCTAACGCTAGCATTTGTACCAGCATTACCAGTTGTTGTAGAACCTACTGCAATTGTGGCAGCAGCACCATCACTACCTGCTGGACCATTTTGACCTGCTGGACCTGTTGGACCCGGCGGACCACCCGAAGGACCCGGAGGCCCCTCTGGACCAATAGGACCCGGCGAACCTGTCGGTCCTGTAGGACCACCTGCTGGACCGGGGGGACCCTCTGGACCTGTCGGGCCATCTGGACCTGTGGGACCTGTCGGGCCAGTTGGACCAGTAGAGCCTGTATCACCTCTTGGAATAGTAAAGTCAAATGTCGCTGCACTGGACGATCCAGAATTAGAAACAGAGGCGTTTGTACCTGCATTACCTGTACTTGTACTACCAACAGCTATCGTTGCTGCTGTACCTGTATTACCTGTGGGGCCTTGACTTCCTGTTGGACCAGTAGGTCCTGTAGGACCAGTTGGGCCAGTAGGTCCAGTTGCACCTTGCGGAATTGTAAAATCGAATGTAGCAGCACTTGACGATCCAGAATTACTTACTGAAGCACTGGTTCCAGCGTTGCCAGTAGTAGTGTTTCCTACAGCTATAGTTGCAGCAGGGCCACCAGGTCCAGTAGGACCAGTTGGGCCAGTTGGACCTGTGGGGCCAGTAGGTCCTGTTGGTCCTGTTGGTCCACTAGCAGTATCCCAAGATGTACCACCAGATCCGTCAGATTTTAAAAATTGACCACTTGACCCATAACCAGAGGGCAAGGTAAATACTAAATTACCTGAATAATTTGCATGGGCTGGTGCTTTTATACCTGCATAATGAGCATTGTTAACTTCACAATAAAGACGTAATTCAGATTGTGAACCTGTATTTTTTACACCTAAAATACCACTAGATATAAACTTGGAGTTCATATCTAAGTCCCCTCCAAGTTGAGGAGTTGTATCTTCTACAATATTTATTTCTCCTGATATTTCAGCTACAGAACCATCATCTTTTTTTGTAAATAATTTACCATTATCTGTTCTTATTGCTAATTCACCAGTAACTAAATCACTAGCTCCTGGGTCGCTACCAGATCCTCTTTTAAGTCGAATTTCGTTAGCCATTGGCCTTGCCTCCTAATAGCTAGATTTAATATGATCCACCATCTATATTGAAGCTGGATGCACTTTCATCTTCTAAAAATGTAACTAGATCGCTTAAAGCCACTTGTTTCATAGTACCAGCGTCATTACAAACAAATCTATCTGCTGCTGCTAAAGTCGTTGATGTAGCTGAAGTATCACCATCCATCAGGTTTAGTTCTGTAGTGGTAGCTGTTATTCCGTCTAAGACGTTCAACTCACTCACAGTAGATGTCAAACTTGTAAGTTTAGTAACAGGCAATGTTCCTGTAATAGAACTAGCAGCAAGATCTATAGCTAATTCAGTAGATTCAATAACAAGTCCACCGTTGGATTTTAAATCAAGTGAAAGTGTATTACCTGATTTATCTAGGCCATCTCCAGCCGTAATTTGACCAGCACCAGAAAACTGAGCAATAGTAAGGTTATTACTCCCCACAACCGCTGATCCTTTATTACTCGTACAGACAAAGCCATTGTCAGCGTTTACAGTTCCCTGCTCAACAAAAGTGAAAAATCCAGCAGCGTCAGCACCAGTAGCTAAATCGTCTGCTCTAGCTGGACTTGCACCTACAACATAAATACCATTTTCTGAAGCAGTAGATTGGTCTTTAACAAGAACACGATCATTAGTAGAGAGAGATACACCATCTAAGGTATCTCCATTATTTAGTGCAGTAGATATTGTTATGTTTGCTGTAGTAGCTGCTACGCAAGAATCTTTAACATCTAAACCTTGTGCAGTAGCCTCAACAAAAGACTTTGTAGCTGCATCAGAGCTATTTACGGGGTCAGCTAAGTTTGTAATTGTTTGACTGTTTAATGAAACTGAACCTGTTGGTGCAGCCATCTGGTCTAATCTATTTGCCTGTACGCCAGTATCAAAATCACTTATTTTTGTATGAGCTAATGAAGGAATATCAGCAGCTACTAAAGCTCTAAATGTAGGTGCAGCATCACTTCCTGTTGTAGGCCCAGATAAAACAGCATTAGCACTTCTTACTGTATCTTTATCAAAAAAGCTACCAGTTCCAGCTATTGCTTCAATAGTTGTAGCAGATCCTCCCGCTCCTCCCGTTCCAATACCGATAAAGAGTTTTTTACTGCCTTCAGCAAAAGCTAACTCAGCATTTGCAAGGCTTGTTGGTGCTGAAGATCCTGTAGATCTTTTTATGCGTACTGTGTTAGCCATTGTTAAAAGTTTCCTCCATCTACGAGAGTAAGTTTAGTAGTTGTTGCATCTGCTTTAAATGTACCACTAGATTGGTGATAATACACTATAGAATCATCAACTGCACTACTTGAGTCTATAACAGATGAGGGTCCTTGAGGCCCTGCTGTTGTTATTTCAACAGTTGTAACACTGTCTACCTGACTAACAACAATTTGATTAGGATTGCTCATGCTGTGTAACCTTCACTTATAAATAGTGTACCCTCTAAATAATATTCTTTGTTGCCAGAGGAATCTGTTAGTAATACATCATACTTTAAAATATCTGGAGTAAAATTTGTAGTTTCAGTATCAGTCAAAGAAATATCAACAATCCCACCTCCTCTGTTTGTATAAGTAACTATAAAGTCAGCATATTTTGTGGTACGTGGAGTGTCATATACCTGTGCTGAAACTGTAAAACCTGTTAGATTTATTGCCGATCCATTTGAGTCTTTAAATGCTAAACGTAGAGGAAAATCTGCCCTACGTTGAACTGTAAAATTTTTTTTACCAGGTATAACAGCCATTAACCACCCTCCAATGCAGCAACTTTAGTTTCTAATGTTTCTATTTTAACAATTGCTTCTTGAAGTGCAGCAGTTAATAATGGAACTAATTTTGATTGATCTATTTGTTGATAAATAGGTTTGCCTTCACTATCAACGTCATCTTTAACTCCTGTTATAGCTTCGGGGACTGCCGTTACTTCATGTGCTAAAAATCCATCAACTGTTTTTGTTGTATTAACTTTGAAATTGAATCTACATGGTTTTAAGGTTTTTAACCTAGTAATACCATCAGTCAAATCAACAATATTTTCTTTTAACCTATAATCAGAACCAGTGTTAAAAGCTGTGTTGCTTCCATCGGTAGTTATCGTACCTACACCATTATTATTATAGTGAAATTCAATTAATCTTCCTACACCACCAGGGTCAGGTAACGTAGCAGAAGCAAGTCTATTAATATGTAAAACTGTTCCCCAAATGTCACCGCTTTTTACTAAACTTAGTCCCTCAAATATAGTATCTCTAGAGAAAAATGAAGCACCAGCCGTAGTAAGATAGCTACCTGCTGTTCTACCATGGGAAACTAATGAACCTCTAGTATCAAGGGCGACTGTTCCAGTTGTATCATTATTATCTCCGCTTATATGCCATCTTTCGGTACTGTCTGTTTTAAATCTTATTTCACCTTTGTCATCAGTATCAAGAACAAGATCACCTGCACCTTTATGTAATATTTCTGAATTACCACTGGCTGATTGTTTTCTAGTTATTGTTAGACCGCCAGTAGTGTGGGTTGTATCAGCGACAAGATTAATTGAAGCATCTTGATTATTTAAACTATTAGTTTTAACATCAAGCGTTGCACCACCAGCAGCAGGTATAACTTCAAGTTTGCCTTTTATTTCCGTTCCAGTTGTTTTAAATAATGCTGTATTTACTGAGTTATTGGATACGCCTATTTGGTTAGATGCACTTCTATAAAAACCAGTACTAGCTGAGTTTGTAAAAGTATAAGATGGATTTGACGCTGAACCATTAGGACCAAAGAAACTACCATCAGTCAAACTTATAAAATCTATTTTTCCATTGCCAGGAGTTGCCAAATAAAAACTCATCTTGCCTGTGCCGATATCGGCATACCACATATAGGGATACTTCGTAGTTGGTGCGCCAGAATATTCTCCGTTATTTGATCTCAATGCACCAAAAACATTATTTAAATCAGTACGTACGGCGGCTCCTGTATCGTTATCAATTTCAAAATCGCTTGGTTTACTTGGCATTTTATTTTATGTTTTTCCTATTATACTAGCCCGAACCATATCCGAAAGCACTATATGTAAATTCTCTTGCGACAAAATCACCTGCTGAACCAAATAATGTAGGATCATTTTTAATACTTACTACAAATCCTGAAGAAGTAACGCTGTCAATTGTATAGAAATCATTGTCTTGCATATTATTTACATTTAATCCTATAACTGGTTTGAAAGCTGTGGTGCTGCCACCAACATTAGCTGATCCTGCGAAAAATGGCGTAGCAAAAGTCACTGTAGTCGGTCCACTGCTTGAACTTGTCAAAATACCATTTGTCGCACTTGAATTATCAATACTTCTCTCTGTTCTTGGTTCAACAAATATATTTACCCCTAGTTCTGTAATCTTGACATTTTTATAGCCACTATCATTAACAACATCAATTTTGAAAGATAACGTTCTTGCAGTCATATCTGTTGTTGTAAAAGTTTCAAAACTTGTGCTTGCTGTTGCTGTTTGACTTTTGGCAATTTTAAATATCACATCTGCACTATCTGTAGGATCACCACCACCAGTAAAGTTTGTTATAGGCCAAGTATCCATCAGATCGGTATAATCATCCCATAAATTTACTGTGGTGAAACCAGATTTAACTATATGAGGTTCAACAGTAAATCTAATTGCCTCACCAAAATCTATGTCATTTGCGTCAAAAACATAAGTACCACTATCTGCTATACCACCAGAGACATCATCTAAAGTTGCAAAAGTTTCTGTAGCAGTTGTTAGATTATCTAAGTTTGTTAAAGAGTCAAAGTTAGTACCTGTTGTTAAAACTAAAGCATTAAGTGAATTATCTTTGACCATGTTCACGGTTCCAGGGTCAGACGTACCAGCAAAAGCTGGGTCTTCTCTTATTGCTAGAGCTAATAATCTGTCTGAAGATACAACTCTATTAACAACAACTTGTGTTGCATTTACAGATTCATTTCCATTTACATCAATAAATTTTAAAAGATATTCACCATTTTCATAATCAAATATAGGGATTTCAGTTGAACTTCCATCTACATCTTTAACAAAGGCTGCATTTTCATATAAACCACCACCAGTTGTATTTGGTATAAATTTAACTCTTACTAGGCCACCATTTAAAACATCAAAATCTTCAGATGGATCAAAAGTTAAAATTAAATTTTTACCGCTTTCTACAGCCCTTAGATTTTGTACATCACCAACCGCAGGGTTTACAATACCAAGAGCGGTGAAATTACGTTCAGAGGCATTAGGACTTAAATTTCCAAGTGCATCAACGGATCTAAGTGTAAATTCATAAAGACCTGCTGGATTATCTAAAATAATAAATTGGTTGTTAGATTGAAAACTTACAAAAGGTCCGTTTCCGCTTTGGCTATAACTAATTTGATATTTTACTGCTCCGTCAACATATCCAAAATCTAAAACAATACGACTTGTTGACCTACCATTTACCACAATTAATTCTTCTTTAATATCAATTATTGGTGGTGGTTGTAATTCATCTAATAAGGTTGTCGGATCTCTACCAATACCATTTCCAAGATCAAGTCTGTCAATAAAAGTATATTTAGTATCGTCATAAGCAATTGCTGTAATGGAAAAAGTAAAATTTGAACTTTGTTTTATATTTGAAACTCTAAATTTTCTATGTTGTATGTTTCCAGTTTTTGTTGCCCAAATAGTACCAGCTTGAGGTAAAGGATCTAATGCTGACGATAATGTCACCGTACTACCACTTACTGATTGTATTGTTCTTTCTTGTAACCCTCCATCTTTATCAACAATTAAAAAATTATCGCCAACAACGCCAACTGTTGTATTGGTGCTGTCATCTAGTACTAATACTGTTCCGCTTGTAACTGTCTTAACTCTTCCACTTGCTCTAAATCTTTCTTTTAACCTATCAGCAATTTTTATTATATGAAAAGGTTCTAACATGGCCGCAGCTTCCAAACCACAATCAAAACTAACAATTTCACCTTCAAGTAAATTTGTAAATAAAACTGACCTTCCAAGTCTTACTGCTTGTTTTCTATCAGTTGTATATAAAGCTTGAATGTTTGTTTGATTTAAGCCATATTTCGTTTCAAAATCAGGGTCTAAATCATTACTGCTAACAGAAATTTGATCTAGTTCTTGAATATTATTATTAAAATAAGAAACATTTACTTGGGTATATTTTTTATCTTTATCTATTCCCGCGTAATTAAATTTGCCATCTACTACATTTGCATTAGTAAATAAATAATTTGTTGTTGTTTCGAGCTTATCTAAAGCAATTTTTATATTGCCATTTCTATAGTAAACAGTAGCCCTCATTAAACCTGCTATCTGTTTTATTAAATCTAATGCTTTGCGTCTTCGATTAATTACGCCATTAAATGAATATCTTGGAGTATCTTCACCTGTAATTGGTGTTGAACAATGTTTACTTGCTTCAAAAAAAGATGCTTTATCAATCTTATCTTCATCTATTTGAAGACCATAATCCTCTGTTAACAGTGCATATAGAATCCAAGCTGGATCACTTGTCCAGCGTTTTGTATTATTATTTAAACCTTCAAAAGAAAAGCCTGTTGGATAAAGTATTCTTCCATTTGCATTGTCTATAGGTACTGTACCGTCATTTGTACCAATAGGAACTTTTACTTTTATTCCTCTAATTCTATACATCCTTTGTGGGATGCTTGAAAATTGTTCTGCACAATAACGCAAACCTATGTAGGCAGATCCGGGAAATTTTGCAAATTCGTGGCCTGTAGAAACCAAACTTTGAAGTCTTGCAAAAGAAAATTCAGTGAATCTTCTAGAGCCTTCTTCATATACGTTCATTCTTTTTCTTTCTCGCCCTGCCATTACATTTGCAAAAGGATCTCTTCCTAATGAATCATTTGCTCTAAATTCAATATCTTTTCTAAAAACTTGAACTTCCAAAGGAAAATTATCAATTAACTTTTGGGGCGTATCTCGATAACTTTCTGGTATTCGAATTTGATAATCACGAGCATAAGGTCCGACTGAAATTGCAGCTAAACCCTCTTCATGCCGTCCTATTTCAGTAACACCATCTTTAAGAAAAACTCTTATCAATGGATGAACCGCACCTGCCTCAAAACTTTCTACAGGATTAGGAATGTTAGCTGCGGGAGCAAACGGACCTTCAGTTACTATTAAACCCTGAGAACTTCCATCAAATGGGTGTAGTTGTCTTAAACTCGCCCAACTTAAAGTTACAAGTATAACTTCTGGAGTATCTTCAACGGTAAGACCTGCTGCAACTGTACCAGTTACTTTATTGGCTTCCATATTTTTATTATTTTTTACAATGGCTGGTGTTAAAGTTTCAGACCTTCTTACGGTTACAACTCCTCCCATTCTGTCTTGATTTTCTTTTCCTGTTCTTATTGCCATAGAAGTTTTTATGATTACTTTTTTATTAGAAGTATTTCTAACCGCTCTACCATTTAAAAAAACATCTTGTTCAGCTAATTCTAAATATTGAATTTCTTCAGGAGTTTGATTTTGAACATCAGCTTGAAGAGGCGAAAAAAGTGAAGTTGGAATCGCTACCCCGTTTGCTGAAGGCGTAGCAAAACCTTCAATCTCAGCACCATCACAAATCAAATCAAGAAAAGTAAAATATTGTACTGCCCTTATATAATTACTAGGTAAATCTTCCCTTAGATTGTCTTGATCTATTAGTCGATTGTAAGCGGTTATTTCTCTAGCCATATCTTTATGCGTCGGTATTATTGAATACTTCTACTGTATCAGCACCAGCACTAATAACCACTGAGCCAACTAAATATTCACCAAAAACCAAAGGAGCCGCACCACCAGATTTTGTAGTATTTGCAGTCGCACCACTTATAAATGAATTAACCTCTGGATCACTTGTTATCTCATTACTTGAAGGTGGAGTTGGGGCAAGCAGATCAGATAAAAAACTTAATCCACCAACAATAAGAGCAGACTTAAAAGCTGCTGCTGCTGTAACACTTGTACTTAAAAAACCAGAAAACAAAGTTCCTAAAAAAGGTAAAAAGAAATTTCCACTTACAAAAGGTATTACTTTTATATCACCTTCACCCTTGATTACTAAATTTGCACAACTTATATCAACATCATCCATAACAACGCTATAACAAGCTTCATATAAATGCTGTTTGCAATTAGGATAATTAACCTTTATAAAACTTAAAACTTGATCAACATTTGCTACGTCTGCATTAAATTCTTTTACTCCTGATAATTTTCTTAAAGGACCATAAAGTTTGATTTTTCTAATCATTAATCTGCCTCCAAAAAACACCAGTTATCATCTTGTATAGAATAAATATACCAATCTGTCATGTACAGCTTACAATTTTTTATATCAGCTTCAGATGGATCGGCATTGCCTTCTACATGAGAATGAATAATAGCAAGTATGTCCGCACCACTATCTTCACAGGCTGCATAATCTAAAGGATCTATAGCAAAGGTAACTTCTTCTTCTACATGAGATGCAAGATTTTTACAAGGATAAAAAAATTCATTACCACCTTTTTCAACTAAAAAGCCACAGCCTTCTGCTGGTTGACATTCTATAAAATGTTTTTTAGCGTCTTCTTTCCAGGTCATACAAAAACAAAAGTACCGCAAGCTGGAAATCTATTTTTAGTAATTTGCTTTCTAGGTAAGAATAAATCCTCAAAATCAATAGTATTTACTAATTCAAAACTACAAATTTCATTATTTTCAACCAACTTTTTATTAATTTGATAATGATGTGGTTCTAATTCTTTAGTAGGATCTGGTGAGCCAAATGGATTTGTACTATTTGCAAAATTATCAGCATCTAAAAACCGAGCCATGGTTCTTTTTCTTATTACTTCTGCTTTTTGTAAATCATTAAAAGGTGTTATTTGGTTTACTAATTCTAAAATTGTTGAAAAATTACTTATAGCATTTGCAAAAGTAATTGTAGGTCTTGCCATGACTGTATTATCACCAGTTTCAAAACCCTCTATTTGGCAAGCAACAGCAGTATAAGTTTCTCCTTGCCATCTTATATCAGTACTAATACCATTTGTTCCGTTGTGAAATTTATAACTAATAGTTGGGTTTGCATTGGTTTCACTATAATGCAATCCAGATACAAGTTTTAATTCAAATAATTCAATAATTGATATATTTTCTAAATTTTGTAATTCCGTAACGGGAATAGTAGTTTCAATACTCATGGCTGAAATACCTCCTCAAAAGTTGCTGAAATAGTAACCCTATTTAAATATGTATTTGTTCTAGAGTATTGATCGCAAATAAATGTTCTTGCTGTACTTGTAGCTGGTGGGGTGAATGTAAAACTCTGACTTAATTTAGCTCTTTCATCAAAAAAAGCTAAAATTTTATCGCCATCAGCAACAGAAACAGGAAAAGTAAAACGGTAAGATTTAGGGTTTTGGTTTAGGCCAAAGGTGTTGCGTGACTTATAGCCATCTCCAAATTGTACCGTAATAATTTTTGGCGCAGCATTTTCAGTAGAGTCATAAGTAGGTGTTGTTGCACCTGCGGTAGTTCCAAGTGTTGAATCGTCAAATGTAGCCATTACCTTAATAATCCTCCACTACGTTTTTGTTTAACAAGTTCTGCTTGTATTGCATTTGCAAGAGCTTGACCAAATTGTTGCCCATCTCCTTCGCTTTGCACAGACGAACCAGAAGCATCCACATTTACTACAATGTTTGTTGAGTTGCCACCACGAATTTCATCATTTGGAATAATATTGCCACTTCTTGAACCCATTTGCAAAATTTCTGGGCCTTTTTCACCAACTAAATATGCACCTCCAGCAGCTACTGGTCCACCTTTTTCTTTTCTACCTCCAAATATACCTTTAAAGAATCCTCCAATTTGACCTCCAATACCAGAAACAGCACTTTCAATAGCAACCTCAATAAGTTTACTTTTTATATTGTTTAAAACATTAGCTGCTGCCTGTCCAAAAGTTTGAGTACCCATTACTGCGCTAGTAAGATTACCAACAATATCTTTTTCTATACTTTCACCAATTTTGTCAAATTTTTCGTTTACTTTTTCTACGGCCTCTGCTTGTTTTCTTAATCCTTCATTAATAGTAACATCATTTTTAATCCTTTCGAGTTGTAATGTATTTAACTCTTCCATTGATAAACCCATATTTGTAACTCTTTCTTCAACAGCTTGATTTAATAGAAATTCCTCTTCTCTACCAGCGATAATTGCTTTATTCAATTCATTTTCTTTTTGTAAATCGCCTAATCCAGCCGTAATTAATTTATTTGTATTTATTCGTATTTGATCTTTGTCTTTTTCTAAAACTAAAGTTTCAGCAATTTCTCTTTTTTGTGCTTGTAAGGCATTTATTTGATCTTGAATATCTTTAGTACGTTGTCTACCTCCACCACCTCTTTGAGCTTCAAGATCAGCAATTTGTTTATCAATATCTCTAAAAGCAGGATTACCTGAATTTTGTTGTAATAATTTATTTGTCCTATCCCGAACAGATCTTTCTTTTGGATCACCTATCGTAAGATTTATTAACTTAGCAACTTGCGCTTGAACTTTTGTAAAGAATAAGACAGTGCTATCTGTTAAAAATTTAAAAGTTTCACCAAATTTTTTAAGTTCTTCTACATTTTGATCACCTATTTTATCTCCCATCATTTCTAAAGCTTCATTTAAAGCAGCTTGTTTACCTTGAGTTTGTTCAATAATCTGTAAACGCTTTTCTTCTATTGTTCCTAGTATCCCCATCTTTTCAGTTAATCTTGTTATATCAGGATTTAACTTATTCATAGCCTGACCTAATTCACCGATAGAAGTAACTCCACTCTGAATCATGGTTACCGCAGCAGTTCCTACAAGACCTCCTGCAAAACCTCCCATCTGACCACCCACTTTGCTACCTACTAATCCTCCAGTAAAACCTCCAGCAGCAGCTAATGGGCCTTGTCCAAATAACAATGGAAATGCACCAGAAATAATTGCACTAGACAAAGCACCGCCACCACCACCACTTCCACCACCACCACCTGTCTTTGGAACGACTTGTGTAGCAGCATTTGTTTTATTTGCTTTTATCTGTTTATTTCTAACACTTAAAATCGCTTGATCTGCTTTTAAGATTTTGTTTTTTATTGCTAATTCTTGATTCAGAATTTTTACAGCACTAGAAATTCCTTTAATCCCTCTTTTATTTAAAATGTCAACTTTTTTATCTAACTGCTCTGTTTTCTTTAAAGCCCTATCCAACTTGGATTGACCAATAACTTTAAAATTTATATTTACACCGTAATTAGCCAAAGCAAATACAAAACTTTATCTTAGTGTACCGCTTTTATAGTTTTCTTGCTCGTGATTTATCCTTTGCATTTTGTATTGCTTTTTCTTCATAATCTCTTTTTAACTCGTAATAAGCGATCCAATTAACAAACTCTTCCTGTGTTAATTTGTCTGTTAATTCTTTAAGAGTCATCTTTAATTCTGTAGCTAAAAAGAAAAGAAAAAACCAATCATTTTTAGCTTTTTAAATCTGCCTTCGCTTCCTCCAATTTATATTCACTACCAGAATTTAACATTGCAAGTTGAATATCTTGTAACGTAGATGCGTTTACTTCTCTTCTTAATGAAGCTTTATGACCGTTTTGGAATAGTCTTTTACCATTCTTATCAAGTGCTTTCTGTATTAAAAGATTTAAAGCAAACTCATCATTAGAAGAACTTATCCCATCTTTTGCTAATCCAATAATTGATTCTCTTTCAGCAAGAGTTAAAGGATGCCAGTAAATTTCTAGAACAGTTTCATCTCCGTCTTTTAATTCGTAAAGGTATTTTTGTTGTACACCAAATTTGTTTTTGAGAAGTTCTATTGCTTCCATAAATTTATTAGATTGCTATTCTATTATACTAGGCGTTTGCTGAAAATTGACAAGATATTATTCCAATGAAATGACTTCTATCCTCTATTTCCAATGGAGTTGGGCCATTTATATCTAATACTCTAGGTTTACAACTAAAAGTATCGGTGTAATTAGAAGCATTTACAGAAGTAAGTCCATCAATTACAGCCTCAGAAATAGAAGATAAAACAGAAGTACCTTTTGATTTTGGAACGTAAACATTACATTGAATGACACCAGCATAATAATCTGATGCTGCTCCTTGATTTTGCTGTGTTGATTGAGTAAAGTTCAAACTCATCAAAATATACTTTGTACTTTTTCCAGGTGTAGTGTAATGAACATTGTCATAAACCATCTCAACAGTATTATCTGCTGCTGCAACTGCATCTGTTACTGCTTTTTCAAAAGCTGCTCTTGCGTTTACTAAGGTCATGCTTCAAAACTTGTATATGTAGTACCTGAGAACTTCTCAGATGTAGCTCCTCCTATAAATATCTTACCTTTATCTGACATATTTTCTTTTATCAAACGACCTAATTGACCTTGAACAAATCTTTGAATCTCTCCACCCTCTAGAACATATTGAGAATATTCTGCTTTATTTCCAATAAAAACTGATTTTTTGTAATTAAATACTCGACTACCTGAGCCTACAGGAAATCTTGGCTGAACAACTGGTTTTGGAGGTCTAATCTTTTGCCCTTTAGAAAAGGCTTGCCATACTATTTTTCTTTGAGTTGCCCAGGGTTCATAATTTTCTACCTTATGGTTAGCTGTTACTGGACTATTTGATGCCTTCCAGCTAGAAGCAAAAAATCCTGTAAAAACAGGCATTGTTGTTGGCTGGGTTTGATTTCGGTTAGATAATTCAAAATGAACATCTTTTATAAGATTATTAAAATCCCTACTAATCTTTCTATCTAAATCTCTAGGTAAGTCTTTTAAAAATCTTGTTGCCATTAGAATCGCACCAAAATAATAAAGAGATAAACTTGTCCACCTCTTTTTGTATCAATATCAACTATCTGCGTGACTCTATTTGAACCAGCATAACTTAATGTAATCTCATCATCTAAATCTGCCTGATTATCCCCAATCTGATCTGGTGTGATGTACAGCCTTGCCTGTCTCATTTCTTGACCAGTTTCTTCTTCTGATCTGATAAATGATATTGGAACTTTAATACTATAGCTAGTATCTGTTGTAGTCAAAGCTCCCGTAGAAGTGTTGTAAGAAGGAGATGCTTTTTTTGTATAAGTAATACTGTAATCCTGTGATGTACCTAGTTGAGATACAACACTTTTAGCTGCGTTTTTAAATAATGAATCTAATTGACCTGCCATTATCCTCTAACCACTCTAAGTTGGAAACTACCAGCACCGCCAAGCATATATGCTCCGAGATAACTTTGTAGCCACGGGTAAACATCAAGAATATTATTTATAGATCCTGTTCCCTGACTATCAGTATTATATTTGACTTGCAAATCTCCTAGTTGTACTTCAGAAAAATTACCATCTTTACCAGTAGTTCCTGTAATAGCATCGGTATCATTTGCTAAAGCTCTAGCTAATTCATATTGTGCATATTTAATATTATTTGGAATAGTCGTACAAGCTAGTTCAACACCATCTACTTGATAATTTGTTCTTGGAAACTTTAGTGCCTGACTTTCATCACATCTATCCCCATAAAAAACTAAAGTATCAATCCATCTTGTAGCTGATATTAATGCTCTTTTTTTCTGGTCATCTGTTTTGTTAGTCCAAGTCGAAGAGTCTGGGGAGGTATCGAAGTAATCATTAGACTCAGATAAAGTGACATAACTATTAGCTGTTTCACTTTTTATAGTTGCATTTATGGTAGCTGCCACGATT